TCAAGGCACTACAATCTACGGTGGCACCATCTACGATACAACTGGATTGTATGATTTTAGTACCTTTACTTTCACAGCAGGTAATGTAGTCGGACCCACAGGTGCCAATATCACACAGTTGTTTGCTAACAGTTACAGTGTGAGTAATGCCAGTAATGTTTGGCTGACCAATACTAATTTCTTTGGTATGGGGCGGCAAGGTTATCAGTACTGGATAGTTCCACAGACTGCACAATACACCATTGAAGTGGCTGGAGCTAGATCTGGTATCCCCACATTCGGATCAAACACAGCAGCCAATATAAGATTCGGGCGTGGTGCTGTTGTTCGTGCAACATTCTCACTCGAGCAAGGTACCAATGTTACTATCGCAGTAGGGCAACCCAGTGCCAATACCAGTCAGACATCCTCATTCTCCAGTCCGGGTGGCGGCGGTGGCTCATTTGTTGTCTTGCCAGGCAACTTCCCACTTATTGTAGCCGGCGGAGGTGGGGGCAACGGTAATTGGGCCAGTAATGTCACATTGTTGTTTGGTGGCAACGGTCAAACAACCACATTTGGTGGCAACAGCTTCAATGGTGCTCCCGGTGGCTTCAACGGATGGGGCGGCAACAGTCGTGTGAATCGCAATGGCGTTACAAGTAGCAACCCATTTGACTCAGGTGGTGGTGGCGGATTTATCTTGCCAGGTGTAACAGGAGCTGGCGGTAATGCAAGGCCCGGCTCAACAAGTACAGGTAGTGTTGGTCAAGGTGGCTGGCATTTCTTGGCCAATCTAGTAGGTGGTGCACTATCAACTTCTTACCCGCCACCTGCTACCAGTTCTGGCGGTTTTGGCGGTGGCGGTGGCGCAAGTCCTATTGTGGGTGGCGGCGGTGGCGGATATTCAGGCGGTGCCGGCAGCTTTGCAACCGGAAATCCAGCGATTGATGCAGGTGGCGGCGGTGGGTCGTGGATTGCTGCCAATGCTAGCTCAGTGGCCACCAGCGATGGACAATACGAAAGATCCGGCACCTTTGGCGGTGAGAGCATAACCAATCTGGCCACTGTAAATGCAGGTCCTGGATATGTACGGATTACAAAACTATAAACATAAGTAAGTTATGCTTACAATTATCTCAGCGTTGGTACTAACGCACCTTACCATCATCTGTGTTACCCTTTATCTACATCGCAGCCAGGCACATCGTGCAGTAGAATTTCATCCTGTAGTATCACATGCTATGCGTTTTTGGCTTTGGTTAACCACAGGTATGGTTACAAAACAATGGGTAGCCATACATCGCAAGCATCATAGATTCTGTGAACAACCAGATGATCCACACAGTCCAAGACAAGTTGGTTTATGGCGAGTGTTATTTGGAGGAGCACTATTATATCATGCGGCATCAAAAGATAAAAATATGGTTGATACATACGGTGCTGGCACTCCTGATGATTGGATCGAGCGCCATGTATACACGCCTCACAGCAGACTTGGCATTGGCCTTTGCCTTGTGCTCAACCTCGCCGTCTTTGGTTGGGTGGGTGCCATAGTATGGTTGGTTCAAATGCTGTGGATACCACTATGGGCGGCCGGAGTTATCAATGGAATTGGGCATTGGTGGGGTTATCGCAACGGTGAAACCAGAGATACCAGTACCAACATCTCTCCATGGGGTATCGTTATTGGCGGGGAAGAGCTGCACAACAATCATCATTTAGATCCGGCCAGCGCAAGATTAAGTCGTCGCTGGTTTGAGTTTGATATTGGTTGGTTGTATATTCAAATTTTGACTTCATTGCGTTTGGCTAAACTGAAAGTTTAGTATATAATAACACGATGTTAGATTCTATCCAGCAATCAGTATTGCAATTGTTGCCTGCCCGCAGAAAAACGGGTCAGAATGGCTGGACAAGTTTTAATGCTCCTTGCTGTGTACACAATGGCGAAACTGCTGACACCAGAGGCCGAGGCGGCATCAAAACCAATGCAGGCGCTGTTAGTTATCATTGCTTTAATTGTGGATTCAAAGCCAGTTTTGTTCCTGGCAGACATTTAACTTTCAAGTTCAGAAAATTACTTGCATGGTTAGGCGCCGATGATCTAACTGTGCGCCGACTGGTCATTGATGCAGTACGTTTAAAAGAACTAGTGGCACCTGAAGAACTTGAACGGGTTCCAGAAGAAGAAATTGTATATGAAACCAGAACACTACCTGAACAAGCACGGAATGTAGTTGAACTAGCAAATTTTTACAGTATTGGTGATTACAATACAGTGCCTGCAGAATTACTAGCCAGTATAGAATATGTACATCGTAGATCAATTGATATAAACAAATACGAATTTCATTGGACCCCAGAAGAAGCCTACAACTTGCATCGCAGAATCATAATACCATATTATTATAAAAAAGAAATAGTAGGTTATACTGCTAGAGCAATTGCAGACGGAATAAAGCCCAAGTATTGGAGCAGTCATCCTGCAGATTTTGTGTTTAACCTAGACATGCAACGGCCTGACAGTAAATTCGTTGTAGTGTGTGAAGGACCATTTGATGCCATGAGCATTGATGGAGTCAGTGTCAGTGGTGCCGAAATCTCCGATGTGCAGGTTGATCAAATTGACAGACTACAGCGTGAAGTGATCATTGTTCCGGACACTGACCGTGCAGGTAGAAAACTTGTTGATCGTGCTGTTGAAGCGGGGTGGACTGTGAGTTTTCCTGTATGGCAGGAAACTTGCAAAGATATCAATGAAGCAGTTGTCAAGTATGGTAAATTGTTTGTATTAAAAAGTATTCTTGCTGCAAGAGAAACCAGTCGTCTTAAAATTGAATTAAAAAAGAAGAAACTATATAATACAGTATGAAAGATTATAATCCAGATATTCAAAAGCTGTTTTTAGAAATGATGTTGCAAGACGCAGAAACCTATGTGCGTGTGCAGAACATTTATAATGCAGAAAACTTTGATCGCAGCCTGCGAGAAGCAGCTCGCTTTATCAAAAAGCACAGCGACGATCATAAAACATTGCCTGCTAGAGAACAAATTCAAGCAGCAACAGGAGTAGAGTTGCGCGAAGTACCCGAACTCAAACAAGGACACTATGATTGGTTCTTGCAAGAGTTTGAAGGATTTAGTCGCAAGCAAGAACTAGAACGTGCGATTCTACAAGCAGCAGACATGATTGAAAAAGGCGATTTTGATCCTGTGGAAAAACTGATCAAAGATGCAGTACATATCAGTTTGACCAAAGACATGGGCACAGATTACTTTGCTGATCCTGCCACACGTATTAACAAATACTTTAACTCAGGCGGACAAGTGAGTACAGGTTGGCCCAGTGTTGACAAACTGTTGTATGGTGGATTCAGCAGAGGCGAACTAAACATTTTTGCTGGTGGATCAGGATCTGGTAAATCGCTTGTGATGATGAACATTGCACTAAATTGGTTACAGCAAGGACTTAATGGTGTTTACATTACATTGGAACTTAGTGAGGAATTAACCAGTTTGCGTACTGATGCCATGTTGAGTAACATGAGTACAAAAGATATACGCAAGGACATTGATACTACCACACTCAAAGTAAAAATGGTAGGAAAGAAAGCCGGAACCTATCAGGTCAAAGGATTGCCAGCACAAAGCAACATCAATGATATCCGTTCATATTTAAAAGAATATCAAATACAAACAGCACGTACTGTTGATTTTATTATGATTGATTATCTAGACCTGTTGATGCCAGTAAGTGCTAAAGTCAGCCCCAATGACTTGTTTGTAAAAGACAAGTATGTGAGTGAGGAATTGCGTAATCTAGCCAAAGAACTAGGTATGTTGATGGTAACTGCTAGCCAGTTAAATCGTAGTGCTGTGGAAGAAGTAGAATTTGACCACAGTCATATTAGTGGTGGTATCAGTAAAATTAACACAGCAGATAATGTGTTTGGTATTTTTACAAGTAGAGCCATGCGTGAGCGTGGGCGTTATCAAATTCAGTGTATGAAAAGTCGTAGCAGTACAGGTGTAGGCATGAAAGTGGATCTTGAATACAATATTGAAACCATGCGTATCACAGATCCTGGCCCAGATGCACAAAGTGAAAATGGGGGTCAAGGGTTCCGTACCAGCAGCCAGATCATGGATCAGATCAAAACAACCGCCACAACAACCAGCCCGCCTATGATTGCTGCAAAGCCTAAACCGGGATTTGACATTGAAAAATCTGTGCAAGCAAACGTAGACAGCACAAAATTAAAGCAAATGCTTGCCAGCCTAAAAACTAAAACCGAATAAATATCTAATAACGGAGTAGATTTTGCAGAAACGCACCCGCAGCATACTTGATGAATTAGCTCATATGCCTGTTACTAAAGACAGGGAAAATCTTGTGGAAAGTCGTGCCGGTCACGTTATACAGGGTGCCATCAATTTGATCAATTATATCAAAGAAAACTATGATACAGAGCAAGCAGATGAACTAGAGCGCAGATTGCTTAACAGTATCAGAGCACAAGATCCTGCCAAATTCGCTCGCGGTGTTAGGAGATTCAAGCGTGAAAATTAAAGATATCGTACATGAAGGGTTGGCGTCAAGTTTTGGCAAGGCTTTGTTGCCTTCGCAATTACAAAAAACACTACAGACTTTAAAGCAAACAAAGAGACCTTTAGATCCAGCAAAAAGAACCGAACTTGAAACTGACGAAGTAGAGCTTGCTAAAGCATCACAAGAAAAATACGGAGATAATCCAGAATCTGTATTCCCGGGCTTTATTGGTTGGTTAACTCCACAACAACAGGACGCTATAGCAAACTATAAGGAAATCATAGAAAAGCAAAAAGAAGTAGAACGGAGACGAAAAGAACAGGCACAAGCTAAACAAACTAGGGGTAAACGACAACCTCAGGCGGCGCCCGCATCAACTATTGCTAGCAAAATAAGTGCTGCCGCACCGCCGCCACAAGTACAATTGCCGTCAGGTCAATATGTGACAAAATATGGCAATAGTTGGTACGATGAAACCGGAGCGAGAATTACCATACCCGGAGATGTTGACCGCCTGGAACGCATGGCACGTGGACCGTCGGGGCAATCTCAAATGGCCACTACTAAAAACACTCCGGTTACATTCCCAGGTTTCAGAGGCAAGCGTAGATGAAACAATTAAATGAAGGCGGAAATATTTTTAAAACCGCAGACGGCACACCTTTAACGCAACGGATCAATCGTGATGACGTTGCCAGCACAATAAAATGGATAGAATCTGCAACCGGAATTGCTTTCCCACAGGAAAGATGGCTAGGCACTACAGGTAGAAAATCCAGCTCAGGAGATCTTGACCTAGCAGTAGATGAAACTAAAACTACAAAAGAAGACCTAATAAAAGTACTACTGTCAAAAGGTGTGGACGCAAAAGATATCAAAAAGTCCGGAGACAGTGTTCATGTAAAAGCACCCATTGCCGGCAACCCCAGCAACGGTTTTGTGCAAGCAGATTTGATGTTTGGCGATCCTGCTTGGCAAGCATTCAGCATGTCAGGAGCACCAGAAGAAAGCAAGTTAACTGGTATGAGTAGACATGTTATTTTGGCCAGCATTGTATCGGCATTACAACCAGGATTAAAATGGAGTTACAAACATGGATT